TTAGCTTCTTGTATGTTAGCCTGTATCTTTTCTTTAGGAAAACCTGTTGATGCTTGTATATATCTGAAAGCAACTCTGTCATACGACTCTTCGTTACATAACACTACACACTTAGCACCCTGCCTAGCCATACCATTAGGTCCTACCAACATGGATGCATGGAAAGAAGTTTTACCTGTATTAGGTCTAGCTCCTATCTCAATAAGGTATCCTGCATTTACACCTTCTACCTTACGTGCCATCTCAGGTATGTTGAATGTCCACTTCATCTGTACCGATTGTTTAGCCATGATAGTATCAAAAGATATATCATCCCATTCTATCTTGACTTCAGGTAGGAAGTTATCATTGTACTTATCTAGCAAGTCACGTAATGGTTTGAGACTTTTCTCTGCACCATTGACATAATCAAAACCTAGATTGGCAATGTCCTCTCCTATGACCTGTTGGAATAGTTTAGACAACACATCCTGTGCCACGTCAGTACCCATAGGTTGCTCACGTTTTACTGTGTTGAACAGAGAACTATACCCCTGCTTCTGTGCAGTAGTCATAGATGGATTGTTCGCCATGAACAATGCTTCCACCTCATCAGGTGTTACATCTCGTTTATATTTATTCATAGCATAATCAATCGTGTGCTTTAACTTCCTAGCATCTTTACTAAATAGTCTGTCAGGACATTTAGAGCCACGATGGTCGGTATAAAACTCTTGATTCATCAAGCTACGTAGTAGGGATAGTTCCATATTGGTTCTCCTTTGGGGTTAAGTTAGTTAAGTTTCTTATATCATCTTCGTTCATATATTTCAAATCATCTTTCAAACGTAGCACTCGGACATCATTTACGTAGGCTCTTAGTTCCTTTGCAAACGTCATCGTCTTGGGTAGAGCATCAGGGTCTAGTGCTATTATTGCTGTTGAGAATCGTGAGAGATACTGCTTGTGTGATTCAGACAATGACGTACCCAATACTGCTACCCCAACATATACTTCACTATCTATAACTGAAGCACTCACACAATCCTCAACAACTACTGCGACCTTACCATGTCCAGAGACAAAAGGCAAGTCACTTTTTCCATATCGTTTCCATTTAGGTATTCGTTTTCCTAACGACCTACCATTGGCATCGACAACTCTGCCTTCATGTATGACAGGGAACACAACTCTATGCTCCTTCACATCATACATTAGCTTGTCATTGTGTATGCCATAGAAACTTTCCCTATCGTAAGGCACTATGTACTCAGGCATTACGAAGGGTTCATTATTCTTTTCTGTATTACGTGTATGCATCTTGATATCATTAGCTGACAACGGCATACGTTTAGAGCCTGACAGTTGACATGATAGCTTGTAACAGTTCCATAACATCTGACCCATGTTATTAGTCACAGTAAATGTCTTGTAACTATTACATACAGGACAGTTGAGTCGTTTACTCTCACCTATTCCTATGTCTAAGTCTTTAATGTATGTATTTATATTCATATATCACTCTCCTTGTCGGCAATTAACTGCTTTTACCATGGTTATTTCGCATTGTCAATGCATTTTCTGCACTAGCATACGTATTTTTCATGTAAGGTTTAACAGATTGTGGGTTAGCATGCCCTGTAACAGACATAATCTGACCCATAGACACCCCTGCTTCCACCATTTCTGTAGTTCCTGTCCTTCTCAGGTCAGAAATACGTAGGTCATTAGGTAATCCTGCCTGTTCTATGACCAATCGTGCTACTTTTGATAGCCTTTGCATAGTGTATGGCGAGTATTTACCCTTCATTGTGGTAGGATAGGGTGCAACATAGGGTTGAAAATCATATTCTTCCTTCTGTTGCTTAAGCATTTCCAATAAGTCAAGAGAAATCGGTAGGTGTACTACACTTCTTCTCTTAGACTGTTGCAAATTTAACACACATTTATCAAAATCTATGTTAGAAAACTGTAACATTCTCATATCACCTACCCTTTGACACCATTCATAGGACATTTGTACTATCAATCCCAAGTTTCTGTACTTAAAATCAGCATAAGCTACGTCTAAGAACTGTGTCACTTGGTCTTTTGTCCATACAGTATTACGTGCATGAGGTGTCTTCCTCTTGTAGGTAGCAAATGGATTGCTCTCAGCATAACCCATCTCCATTCCAAAGGAATACACCTTACGTGCTACAGATGTGATAGCATTAGCTTGATAGATACCACGACCAAGCCACTGTTCATAGGCTCGTCTTGCTATCGCACCAGTCATTTTAGTCAGCCTTATTTCTGACAAACTTTTGCCATCAACTTCAGTAGCCAATAAAACTCCTGCACAATATTGATAATCATGTTTAGTTTTATCAGCTAACACATTGAAATCATTAGACAAATAGTACTTGTGTACTAGGTCATTTATATTCATATGCTCCACTCCATCTTGTATAATGTCCATGTTCACACTCAACTTTAGCACCAACAATACTAGCAAGTTGAAACTCCATTCCATCTAGCTTACATATCTGTTCGTAATCTAGTGGTACTTTTTCATCTGTGTTTGCATTGATACTACGTAAACCCTCAAGTATATCTAGTATCTGCTTTGCTTGATGCTTAGTTAAGTTGAGTATCTTATGTATCTCTTTTACTTTCTTCGCCATGTTATACCTCCAATGCTATGTAAATACATAGTCCTATAATTAATAGTTTACCATAGTCTAAGTCGTACTTAGTACTCTCGCCATACTTCTCCTCGAAGTGTGCTATTATTCTATGCCACATATTATATCTCCCTTTCTATTTCTTCTATTTGATTACACAATATAGTAATTACTTCTGTGTTGTATTGTACACAACCATCATTACCTGTCAATATCATAAGTGCCTTACGTATTTCTTCTAGCTTGGTTCTCTCAGGTGATTTGTATACGTGTGTACCTTCAGTTAAATTTATTGTAGCCATTCTTATTCTCCCTTTCTATTTGTTATCTATGTATACTCTCATATGTGTTGACTCATTTAAGTTCTGACCAAAGTATGTAGCACCTGTACCTTTTAACTCAGGCTTGATGTGCTGCCCTCGCACCCTCATCTTGTATGAGTCTTTGTTAAGGTACTTCTTCATGGTGTCAACAAACTCTTGACCATCTGTGTCGTTAGGTATCTCGCTGAACACATAGCCACACCCTTTATTAGGTTGCAACATATCATTGGCTATTCTATATTGAGCCTTCCAATACTCTGCATTGTCTACCTCATGCCCATATCTTTCCTTCATGGCTTGATAGGCTTCCCTAGGCACTACAGTTTCATCATGCTCAAGTTGTTGGACAAGACGTTGGTTTTCTAACTCAAGTTCTTTATGTGTACTCTTCTCTACCATGTTCATAGCCTTCTCTTGCCATGCATCACGTTGTTTAGCTAACCTAACTATCTTATGACTTAACTCTTCTATAGTTATATCACTAAACAATTTATCATATCCTCGTTCTTTCATGCCACTTCTCCTAATCTGTTATATCTATTGCGACTATATCATATTCATTAAGCATGTCTCGTATTTGCTCTACACTATATGCTTTAATATAAATATAAGTTGTAAAAGTTTCGCTACCATCTACTTTCCATTCTACATAATATCTATTCATCTTCAATCTCCCATCTATAAAATATGTGGTCATCTATTCTTGTTACATAAGTCTTAGTATCTGCCCAACTAGGATTAACATAGTGTGCATGGTAGTGTGTAGCACCCTCAACAAAGTCATCTAGGTGTCCATTGTATACACCATTAGCAATGTGCATAGCATTTCTCCATGCCTTATGTTCTTTAGGCTTATCACTCTTGCCATCACAGTACCAACTGAACTGACACCTATTCTTAATAGGAAAGTCAGGTTTCCATTTGTATGTATCACCTTGTTTAACTACGTCACATACTGTGTTAGGGTATCGTGTATCCTTTACCCTATTCATCACAACTTGTGCGACTGCCACTTGCCCTACGTAACTTTGATTCTTAGCTTCATGGTACACGTTAAGTGCTAGGCATATCATTGATTCCATTAGCATCTATGCAGTCTCCATTTCACTTAGGAATAATACACCACCATAGTTACCTTCTCCATCTGCACTCACTTCAACCTTGACATCTTTGTATCTAGGCTTGGTTAGATGAAACTGTGGAAAGCCATCTTTACTTTCTCCTAAGTAACTCTTTATTCTAAAACCTTCAAGTTGTTTATAATAATTATCTACATCCATTACACATTCTCCTTTTTAAATACTGTGTTCCAAGTCTCTTTAATCTCATCATCAAGATTACCTTCACGAATAAACTCTAGTTGGTCTTTGACATATTGTATACGACATTGTTTAAGTGTCCACTTATCTGTAAGTTCTTCATCAAAGAATAATACAGGTTGCAGTTCTTCTTTACTCATATTTATTGCTTGGTAATATAGGATATTAACCAATGCCAACATATATCTACTTTCGTTTGTCATCACACTAACTCCTTGTTGTTGTTATACATTTCATGCCATGTCTCATCTAACTGTATACCCTTGAGTATATGTGCAATCACATCAACTGTCCACCCATTACCAATCATCTTGTATCTCTGACTATTGGATACATGATTGGTGTAGTTGTCAGGTAATGTCTGCAATCTCTCACACTCTAAGGGTGTCAGCTTTCGCCACATATCTTTTGATACTACCACGTTATCTTTCTGCACAGTAGTAAGACAGTTAGACTTCTCATCATCTCGTACCTCTAGTTGCCTAGTGAATGGTAGGTCTAGTTGGTCATCTTTCCTAGTACCATTCTCATCTAGTCTACGATTAACAATCCTACCAATA